AACAAGCACTGTTTCTTGGAGCACCCTTGTATTCAAGGTTGTCGTAAGCAACAGCAATAGTTCCAGCAAAACATACTAGAAAGATAAAGATTTCTTTTTTCATTATGCTACAAATTCCTCGCCCGGTGTCCATGAACACCCTGTTAATCCACCAGCTTTTAACGCTTGGAGGGTTCTTAAAACTTCATCTGCGTTTCTTCCTGTATCTAACGCATTTACTGATACATGTTGAATTATTCCCTCAGGATCAATTATGAAAGTTGCTCTATAACACACTCCATTTTCTTCGTCAACTATGCCAAGTTCTTTGGATAGTTTTAGACCGCAGTCTGCCGCAAGGATATGTTGTATATCCCTAATTAAAGAGTTATCTTTCTTCCAAGCAAGTTTACAAAACTCATTGTCTCCGCTCACACCAATAACATCAGCATGCTCAGTTATACTATCCATTGCCGCAATCTCTGTTGGACAAATGAATGTAAAGTCTTTTGGGTAAAAATATACTACTGTCCATCCAGACAATAGTATATCTACATCAATGAAATCATTTTCTTCATTGACACCTTGCATAGAAAAATCTGGAAATTTATCTCCTACTGTTAACATAATAACCCCCTACGAAATGTCGAATTCGTCAGAGATTGATTCGTCTGGAGTAGAGTTACTAGCTCCTTCACGTAATCTGTCAAGTAGTTCTTTTTGTGCATCCGCTGTTGGTCGAGTAAGTACTTCGTCCATTGACTTAAGTTCTGCGATGAGTTCCATCTCAGCATCGTCTAAAGCTCTAGGTTTGCATTTAAGAGCCTGTAGTTGATATTCAACATTGTAAGCCATTGGTCCAGTCTTGACTCTCTTAAAGTAAACATCCCAACCAGTAGCTGTGTCAGTTGGATCACCAAGATCTTCTGCTGCAACCATTATCTGCTCGAGTAATTTTTTCTTTAAGTTTAGTACTTTTACTTTTCCATCGTGGATACATTGGATAGCATAAGACCAACCGCATTTAAGTTCAGGATGATACTCTCTCACCCAGTCTTTTTCTACATTGGTAAATGCTTCTGCGTCTCTATCGAATGATAGACACTCGAATGGTAAATTCTTACCGTTTTCGCCTTTCAACCAGTAAACATAGCGAGGAAGCATATCCCCTACCATTCTTACTTTGTTGTCGCCTTCGACATATTGATAACTGTCGATTTTATTTTTTTGGGCTTCGCCCTTGGTTTGATTAAATTTTATTGCCATTTTAATTCCTTTAAAGTGATTTCTTCAAATAAAAAATGTATTCTGTCATTTTCTACTCGTAGTAATCTGTTGTTTTTAATACTGTCCTCGTCCCCTGTAAAGTGGAGGAGGTCTAATGTGGTATCTTTATTTTTTTGATATTCAAAATAATTACGCAATGATGCGATACCTGCATACTGTGCAATCTCGCCATCTGAATATCTCCTTCTTTGAATGAATAACGCCTCTGGGTTTACTAGGAACGAATCCCCATGAAAACTTTTAGTCCAGAACTTGTATATTCTATCATGTCTATTCACTGGTGGTAGCTTATAGGTAAGTATGTGAAGTATCGTCAAAATATCTTTGACACTCCCGTTGCTTTCCCTTTTTACTTTTTCCCAATTATAGAATAACATATTATAACAAACTTTTAACTCCGTGTCAAGATATATTTTTTCATGCTATACTTCAAAAACTTCATAGCCCTGTCGTATGTAATATCCCCTTCTCGCCGAAGCCTGCTTTCTAGCAGTTCGACCATGTAAGTTAATATCCACTACTTTGGGCTGTTGTTTTCCGTCATACATTCTTATTACTCGCCCGATTAACTGTGTGAGCAAGGGCTCATTGTTTATGGGCGTACCTAAAATTAGACAACTAAGGCAATCTAAACTGATACCTTCTGAGAAGATACTTTGTGTTCCAAAAAGAACATCTTTGTCAGTAAAGATTTCCTTAACCATCTCTGCTCTCTGCTCGTGTGGAATATCTCCAGTTACGCAGATTGCAGTATCTCCTACGAGCCTTGCACAACTCTTTAGGAAATCTACTCTATCGGCTACTACTAGAACTTTATGACCTTTTGCTGCATAACTTGCGGCAAGTATACCGATCATATTTTGGTATTCCCAATCAAAAGCAAGTGAGTTGACTCTTGTAGCCCAGTCAACATTGCCGTCCATGAAACGAATACCAGAGTTTATAATATCTACACTTGGTGTAAGATAATTCTCTTTTGGTGGTTTAAAAACAGTACTCGAAAAGTAATCACGAAACACTACATGTCTTCCGTCTTTTCGTTGCAAGGTTCCTGTTAAACCAATTTTATTCTTTGCTCGTGAAGCATCAATAATTCGTGTAAAAGTAGGGCTACTTACATGATGCATCTCATCAAGTATAATAGTGCCGAACTCTTGTGTGATTTTGTCGATATTTCGATACAAAGTTTGCACATTTCCCACGACGAAAGGCGAATCGATCTCAAACTTCCCTGAGCCAATCACACCCGCCGTAACCCCGAAAACTTTTTTTACTTCTTTTTCCCACTGCCCTCTTAAGGCTAAAGTGTGAGTAACAATTAAAGTTTTCTGTTGTAATTTATTTGCGATAGCTAACGCAGTAAATGTCTTTCCCCAACTTACCCAAGCGTTGATTATACAACTGCCTTTGACTTCATCATATACAGACTGTTGAGAGTCTCGTAAAGTAAACTTAAAGTCAAGTGGTTCGATCGGTGAATCAACACGCTTATCAACTATCTCGTAATCGTCTGGAATTAAATCCGTTCTCCCGATTGGTAAGGTCACTAAACCCGCTCTTACTACGCCCATATTCTTTATGATGATAGGCGGATCAGTAGGTCTACGAGGCGGTATACTGTAGGTGAGTTCTTTGTCGAGGTATTCTTGATACTCGTTACTGCACTCTATGTATATTCTGTTGCTTAATACTGCCTTCATTGTGTCCTTGTGTACGAAAAAACTCTAAAGGGCGAACCAAAGTATATGGTTGGGAGAGTCCATAAATTTAAAATTATGGTCGCCCTTCGAGTTAATTATTTAAAATACTGTAAAATGTCCTCTAAGTTTGCATTTATAATTACGCACTCGCAATTATCTATCCATGAATCTTCGGTATCATCTCGGTATCTTTTTGATAGAAAGTCATACCTGTGGTGCCCATTTATAATATAGTATTTTCCTGCTTTTGCTGGACATACTTTTATTGGGTTTCTATAAAATCCGCCGCTGAGACGCATTTCCATTTTCTTAGTTACTTTACTATCTCTGTCTTTTTGTGTTGGAAGTAAGTCTACATATTTTATGTTTTTTACTGTAAATGAAAAATCAGATCGTTCAATATCTGTCATATGCACTTGTGGCATATCTTTTCTTAAGTAGATCATTAGTCATCCAACCCATGAACGTAATTGTCGTTCTTTTCTTTGTAACCATAAAAGCTACCTTCTTTTTCCTCTTTGAAAGGTGAGGATAGATCTTCCCATTGTCCATCCATCCATTGCCAAACATAATCGTCTAATACTTCTCCAGGTACACAATCATATTTTTCATGATAGTCATAGTGGTCAAACTCATCATCATTCCACTCTGGAAATTTTTCAACCATTACTTCATCTAGGTCAGAGTCTTGAAGTTCTTCATAATCAGAACCTGCTACACCGTTATCATCCCAAAATATTTGTACTCCAAGAAAGTTTCTAAACTCATCTTCATACTGATGTCGAATTAAAACTTTAGGATCAATACTTGCTAGGTACTCTACTAAGTGGTTACAGAAGTCGCTTACTGGTGACCATGCAGATACTATATTTATATAATCATCAGCACCATCTTCAATGTGAGCCCACTTTGCTCCTACATTTTTACAATACCAATTATAAGAATCATCCTCATTATACTTAGGCATAAAAGATAACTCCTCGACTCCAACATGTTCTTGGATTGTCATTGGTTCGCCTTCCCAGTTTTTTATTTCCCTTTCCACTGTTTTGTTTGCTACTTCATCTGCAAACTTGTCTATTACTGCTTCGTTTCCTATTACAGTAATATAATTTGATACATGATTTGCCATGTTATCTCCTATTTAAACTCGGGACCGTTGTACCACTGAACCAGTGAGTACCTCTTCCCTCTTTTAACTTCAGTAACTCTGTGTTGTAGAAATGATGGAAATACAATAACTGTACCTCTCTTTCTCAACTGCCCCAAAGGCATTTTTAATTCTTGCCCTTGTGGATTTTTTATTTCAAAGTTACCACCTTCATAATCTTTTGGATGAGATAAGTTTACTGTAATCGACAGCTTTCTAAAAGGCACATTTGGATTCAAAGATGAATCTGTATGCCAATTATAAAAACCCCCTCTTTTATACTCACCAAACTGTATTGTTTCTTTATCTGTTACAATAAAGTTCCATGCGTCTAAGTTTGCTAGTGTAGCATACCCTTGTAACATTGTTTCGAGAAAGTGTCCTTTTGGAAACCAAGATACATTTGTAACTCTAGTTTTATCATTTTTTACTTTTTCTTTTTGTTCAGCGCCGTATATACCTGCTTCTTCTAATCCATTTTGTTTTCCGAGTTCTATTATTTCATCACAGGCTTCATCGGATATCCTGTCTGTTTTTGAATACCAAAATGGTACTCTATACGCATGTCG